TAGAGGGTTTAGAACATACTGTTTTAATCCGTTAACTAGTTTTAGACCAGAATTTCACGATATTGATATCATTAATGTATACCAAGATGTTAAGTGGTATTTTCCAAAGATGCGGCCTGGACAATTATTGTGTACTCCACTACATGGCGGCGATAATCCATTGTGTGCTTATTTTGTTAAAGAAGTTAGTAGACAATGTGAGATAGTAGATTATACAAAGTGTTGGTAAGATATGGGATCGCTTACGCCCGGAGCAACACTCATTTATGAACGAGTAGGCGATACGGTCTATGCACGTGAATCTGGAAAAATTGAAAGGACAGTTGTGGGATACGATTACAAACGAGATCCACTGGATCATAGAAATTATATGAGTAATCCGAATGAATCCCAACTTTGGCACGATATTAACCAAGCGGCATTGGACAATGAAGAATTGCAAAAAGCCTTAGAACGTGTTAAAATAATATATTATCTAAGCAAAAAAGATCAACCCGATCTACCAATGTGGCACCCAGTATAATATGGCACTAGACATTAAACGAGAACTTAAAGCGGTCGATCTTAAAGATTACGACTTCTATGATAAACTAACTCCGGAAGAACAGAAGGAGTTTAGTCCCTATGTGTTAATGAGATTTGTATCAAATGTACAAGGTGATATTGATGTACAAGAACATTTCTTAGAAATGACTAATGAGCTATTGAATAAGAATCATTGGTTGTTAAGCAAAGATCATAAAGGCTTGTTATGGAAATTGTATGCGGCATGTGGTGTTGGCGTGCCAGCATTTCATCCATACCTTGCCGCCGGTAAAAAAGGTAAAGCAGATAAGATTGAAAAATTGTTGTGTGAATTATATCCAGCACGTAAACTCGATGATATTAAAGTCTGGGCGGCACTAATGACTAAACAAGATAAAACAGAACTATTTGATAAAATGGGATTTGATAAGAAACAAAGAAAGGAATACGAATGAAGTTTAGAAAAAAACCTGTAGTAATTGATGCTGTACAATTTGTCTATCCAGACAGTATTGATCAGCTTGAGGAATTTTGTGGATCTGCCTTAGGCAACATTCGCAAAGAACATGATAACAGTCCAGCCGAGGCAGAGATTGGCACCCTTGAAGATGGTGTTCACTTAACTGTTAAACATATTGCCACAGACGGCGATTGGATTATTAAAGGTGTACAAGGTGAGTTTTATGCTTGTAAGCCGGATATTTTTGAAGCGACATACGAACTTGCAGAATGATAGCATTGGCAGACCAACCTTTTAATTGCCTACACTGTGGCAAGGCTTTTATGAAAGAAAAGACCTTGTATGCCCATATGTGCGAGAATAAGAGGCGGGCAATGCAAAAGGATGAGAAGCGTGTACAAGCGGGGTACATGGCATTCAATAAATTCTTTAGGGTAAGGCAAGGCGGCAAAAAAGATAAAACTTATGAAGACTTTTGTAAAAGTCCTTACTATAATGCCTTTGTTAAGTTTGGCAGTTTTATCAATAATGTGTTACCGCTGTATCCAGAAAAGTTTATGGATTTTGTAATTAGGAGTGACGTTAAAATAGATCATTGGTGTCGTGATGAATTGTATGACATGTATCTATTTGAGATGATTAAAACGGAACCTGTAGAAAGTGCTGTACAACGAAGTTTACAGACTATGATGGAGTGGGGTGACACAAGCGGCGCACAGTTCAATCATTACTTTAACTACGTTAATTTAAATAAAGCAGTACATGACATCAGGAACGGGAAGATAAGTCCGTGGGTATTGTTAAATTCTAAATCAGGAAAAGACATGCTGAACAAGTTTAATGATGATCAATTAGATTTAGTTGCCCCTGCATTTGATTTACCCTATTGGTTGAAAAAGTTTAAAACAGTACCTGCTGATGTATTATTGGTTAAAGAAATCTGTGCAGAGGCAGGCATAGAATGATATGGTCAATATTAATATCCGCTATAAAACACCAAACGAAATTATGGATATTGTTCGCGAACTTAGAGAGCAGGGACTGATGCAGGGAAAAGATTTTGACTTTGCATATAATCAAAGCAAGTGGGATGAGATGATTGGCGAAATACCATCTCATACAGTATTCACATTTTATACAGAAAAGTATGCATCATTTGTGGCATTAAAATATGGATATTGATATTGACTTTGCAGATAGAAAAAAGATACTTGATATTATCAAGCATGTTCCTGCAACTATTATAGATAAAGATGGAACTTCTAAGAAACACAACACTGGTGTATATTGTCATTCTATTCCGTACAATCCGTTAACTGGTACTGCAAGTATTGAATATAAAGAAGCAGAAGATCGTAAATATTTTAAAATTGATTTTTTAAATGTTGGAATTTATGAAGGTGTTAAAGATGAAGAACATCTCATTAGATTAATGGAGACTGAGCCGCTATGGGATTTACTAGAACAGGACGATTTTGTCAATTTACTGTTTCATATCAACGGGCATGGACATATTTTAAGGCAGACAAAGCCAACTTCTGTACAACAACTAGCGGCGGTGTTGGCAATGATTCGTCCTGCAAAACGTTATTTGATAGGGAAAGATTGGAATACAATAAACGCAGAGGTTTGGACAAAGCCACAAGGCGATGAATATTTCTTTAAGAAAGCTCATGCAATGGCGTATGCAATGGCTGTTGTTGTGCAGATGAATCTTATCTGCGAAGGTATTAGTTACGAATTTTCTTAGGATTTCTTACAAGCTGAATTGATTTACGTTTGATACGTTTTTCAGCAATATCACTTAGGCTCACCGTTGGCCCAAAAACTACTTCGACATCTTTACTACTAAATGTTTTAATATACTGTTTATATAATACCATATCACTTTTCAAAAATATGTTGATTGGTATTTTCCTGTTGCTTTCCCACCACCAAGAATCGCCTAAGCCTAAAAAGTGAGACTGGTTAACAGTCTTAATAACCGCATAGTCGTAGATGCTGACCACTTGGGTGTCAAAGTTGATGATTATACCTAGGTACTCCGTTCCATTACACCTAATACAGGTCATAAACGGGTAGTTTTGCTGAAAGCTATCTTTTGTCGTCATTCTTTATAATAAATATCCATATGCAGAAATTACCAGTCTATTTATATGCCAATTTGTTCGAAGTGATACTAGATCTGGACAATAATATAGGAATACATCAAATCATGTATCAAAGACCATTGACCATACAAAAAGGTGTCCGAAGCACCGTTCAATTACAGTTTAAAAACTCTGATCAAAAGCGACTGGACATTAGTACACAGACTTTTGTTATGAATGTTTTTGATCCACTAGACAATACACTACTATTATCTAAGCAAGTAGAGATACTAGACACAGCATCCACTACCACAAACGCATTAAAGGGCATTGGACAGGTTACATTTGCAGAAGTTGATACATTAGAAGTAGAACCTAAGAATTATAGATTCTCAGTTACTCGTTTAGAAAGCGATGGCAGTTATAGTCCGGCTTATGCCAATACATATTACGGAGTTGCCGGTACACTAGAACTTAAGAATGAAGTATACCCTGCCCTAAAGCCGAGTCAAGAAATAATTAAATTCCAACGCAACTATAATTCTACTACTTTAAAATGGGAATATTCTACAGGCAATCTAAGAGCCAATCCTGAATTCCAAGCAGGAACAGCACTCCATACCGTTGCATTTTATATGACTGGTTTCAAAGGTCGAGTATTAGTAGAAGGCACATTGGAAAACAGTCCTACCACTTATGCTTACTATGCTACTCTTGGAACTAAAACATACTTCAATTATACCGGAGTTGGGTATGTTAATTTTAATGGCTTGTTCAGTTATATTCGAGTTCGTTATATTCCGGATGCAAACCCGGTTACTAATCAAAACAACGACACTACATACTCCGGAACCTTTGACAAAGTCCAGTATAGAAGTTAAACTGTATGCATGAATCTGATTCAAGCAACGGTACAAAATCTATTACCACCTAAAAGAAAATCTACTCCGAGTGGTTGGCTTAGTTTCAATGCGCCTTGCTGTCACCATAATGGAGAAAAGCAAGACACTAGGCAACGTGGCGGCATGTTGTTTAACAATGATGGATTCCAATTTCATTGTTTTAATTGTAACTTTAAAGCAGGATGGGTACCCGGAAAATTACTGAGTAGGAATACCAAAAACTTATTTTCATGGATGGGATTACCTGAAATTGAAATACAGAAACTTGGTCTCGAAGCACTAAAGAACAAAGAAGACATGCCTAAGGTAGAAAAGCCTTTGGATTTTAATCTCAGTGAAATAGACTTACCAGAAGGTACTGAAACAATGTTTCAGTGGGCAATGGATCCAATGAGAGTAGACGACGAGACTAGAAAAAAACTAATAGACTCTATCCAGTATGTTATAAACCGAGGGTTTGATCCTCACGATAAACTATTCTGTTGGTCACCTGCGCCCGGTTATGCAGATAGAGTTTTAATACCATTTTATCAAGACGGTAGAGTTGTGGGCTATACTGGACGTAAGATAACCGAAGGTAAGCCCAAGTATCTAACAGATGCTCAACCTGGCTATGTGTTTAATATAGACGCACAAACTGCTGATAGGAAATATGTTATAGTAGTTGAAGGACAGTTTGATGCTATTGCCGTGGATGGATGCGCTGTAATGCATAATGATCCAAATAAAACACAAGTTATGCGACTTAACGCATTAAACAGAGAAGTTATTGTTGTTCCGGATCGAGACAAGGCAGGAGCAGTTATGCTTAAAGCCGCATTAGAAAATCATTGGAGTGTAAGTTTACCTCCGTGGGGTGATGACATTAAAGACGTAGCAGACGCAGTAAAGAAATATGGAAGATTGTATACACTATCCGCGATCTTACACTACCGAGAAACAAACGAGATAAAAATACAGTTACTAAAGAAAAAACTGGAATCAATACATGAATAAACAAGAACACAAAGATAAACCTAATTATAACTACGATATACAGAAACTTTACTTAGAAATGTTTCTAAGTGATGCAGAAACTTTTGCCCGCTGTCAGAACATTTTTGATCCTGAGAACTTTGATCAGAAGCTAAAAGAAACCGCAGAGTTTATTACCAAGTATGTAGACGATTATAAAGTAATACCAGATGCAGCCATTGTTAATGCAAGTTGTGGTAAAGAACTACAATCGGTTAACTTGCCCAAGGAAAACTATGAATGGCTAATGGATGAGTTTGAAAACTTTAGTCGTCATAAGGCTCTTGAACGTGCTATTTTACAGTCGGCAGATTTGTTAGAAAAGGGCGAGTACAATCCAGTTGAAAAGTTAATCAAGGATGCTATACAGATTAGTCTAAACAAGGACATGGGTACAGATTACTTTGAAGATCCTAGAGCACGTCTGACCAAATTGAAAGACGGCAACGGACAGATTAGTACGGGATGGCCTAGTATTGACAAGAAACTCTATGGCGGATTTAACCGCGGCGAGTTGAATATCTTCTGTGCAGGATCAGGAGGTGGTAAGAGTTTGTTCCTAGCCAACATGGGTGTAAATTGGGCCATGGCAGGACTTAACGTACTGTATCTAACTTTTGAACTTTCAGAAGGTCTAGTGGCCATGCGTTTGGATAGTATGATGACAGGAGTTACAACTCGTGAGATCTTTAAGAATATTGATGATGTTGAACTCAAAGTTAAAATGATGGGAAGAAACGCCGGAAGCATACAGATCAAGTATATGCCCAGCGGTAAAAATTGTAACGATATTCGAGCCTATTTAAAGGAATATCAGGTCAAAAAAGGCGTAAAACCAGACGTAATTTTAATAGATTACCTGGATTTGATGATGCCTTTATCTGTGAAGGTGTCGCCCAGCGATCTGTTCGTAAAAGACAAATATGTGTCAGAAGAGATTCGAAACCTTGCCATGGAAACACAATGTATTACTGTAACAGCGTCACAGCTGAATCGTAGTGCTGTAGAGGAAATTGAATTTGATCATAGTCATATTAGTGGCGGATTGAGTAAGATTATGACAGCAGATAACGTGATTGGTATCTTTACCAGCA